GGTCCGACCCATGACGGCGCGAGCGGCTTAGGCTTGGCTACGCCGCCGCCGCCGCTTGGGAACATTCCGGAAAGGGAGCTGGCGCTCCCGAGTAGCGTTGTGAACGCGGCGAGGTTGCCGGCGATTTGCGCGTTTTTCCCTTCGGCGCGGGTAACGGCGGCCTGGCGGCGGTAGTTATACGCTTCGCGGTCCTTATCCTGGAGCGCGTAAACCTCATTCCGCGCCAGAATATCGCGGTCCAGCGTGTAGGCGCGGAGCGCGTCTTGCTGGATTGCCTTAGCGCTTCCGAAGTTTGGGTCTATGCCGGAGGCGGCCTTCGCTACTACAAAATCGCTTACGACCGTATGGTAGGTTTCGGCCAGCCGGCGGCGTTCGTTCCGCGCGTTTTCGGAGACGATCGGCTTTTCGCTTTCAGTGAAGCGGGCGTTTTGTTCGTATGTGGCCGCGTTGTATTTCGCCGCCTTGTTCGCCGCCTTGCCCGATTGGTGCGAGCCGAAAGCGCTTAGCGCTGATGAGGCTACCGCCGCTACCGCAAACCAAACCACTAGACGCCCTCCAGAACCTTAACGCGGTCGCGGTTCCGAATTGCTCAGTAGCGCCAGAGTGAAAACCGGCGCGCTTAAGCCATGCTTGGCCGGCGACGTTTTCACTATGGACTACGTTAGTCAGGAGGGGGGCGGTTCGGTGCATTTCCTCTATAATCGGCGGGGTTAGGCGCGCGAAGGCGGAGGCGTGTAGGTGTATCCGATCGGTTCCGATCAGCCAGGGAAGGCCAACGCCAGGCGTTTCCGGGTCCAGCGAGACGCCAACAACGCAAATCAGCTCCGCCCTCGAGACAACGGCCATAGTCCAGGGGGAGATCAGGGCGCTGGCGCGCATCCCCTCGAGGGGTTCCGTATCGAATATCTCGAGACATTCCCGCCGATCCATAGGCCGGATGCGGGAGGCTATGTCCATAAAGTCCGGGTCCGAGGCCGGACGAACGAACAGATCGGCGCTAGGCATTGTCGTTTAGGCTAACGTGCGCGGACGCTTCGTCCAGCATCGGGTAGAGCGCCGATATGCGCGCCGGCAGGCCGGCGGTTCCCCGGATTAGGAACGTCCCGTCCTTTGAGTGCTTCGGATCGAACGCCACATAGTAATCCCCGGACGCCGGCGGCGTGGGAAGGCCAGCGCCTACGTTCCCCTTGCGGAGCTTCATAGGGTGGAGCGTGTCCTCATTCGATCCGGCAAACACGCCACACGCCCGCCGGAGCTTGAGCGTAACGCCAACCACGCGCTTACGCTTGCCTTGCGGAGCGCCGCCCTGGTTGGGTTGCGCTACCGGCAGGGGTTCGATTTCCCAGGCCGGCGGGAGGATACCGATTAGAACCTTAGACGCGCCGGCGGGGAACGTCAGGCTCGAGAGCGTCACGCTACCGCCCGTCACGGTTAACCCCGTCACCAGGAACCCGTCCGCCAGTGCGGCGACGGTTTGGCCTTCCAAGTGATCTAGGCCGCTAAACGTGCTGGCCGCCGCGCCGTCATACAGAATAGCCGCGTCCAAGCCCCAATAGTCCGCTACGTCCGTTCCCCAATTGAGCGACTTAAGGCGCTCGACGTGGCGGCGCTTGCTTCCGTTGATCGTCCGGGAAACCTCAAAATATACTTCGTCCTCGTCCGCGCCGGATATGCAAGCGCAACTTTCTACTTCCACATCGACGCCGCCAAGCTCGACGCGCGAGAGGGCGAATATCTCGAACTCCGGTAGGAACGTCAGCGCCAGCAGCATCCCATCATCCCGGACAATCCACACAATGCCGTGCGGGTCTTGCTGATAGCACCAATCGCGGACGTAATGCCCCTCGAACAAATGCGGCGCGAGAACGGTTAGGTCCGTAGAGCTATAGCTATTCGAGCCGAGACGCCCGAACGCGAAGATCGAACGCCCTTGTTTCTGGACGTAGAGCGCCGCTTCGCCAACCACTAGAGGCTTGAGGCGATCGGCCCCGCGCCGCGACCACATGCGCGGCGTAACGCTGGCCGGCGTCAAGTATGGCGTAACGCCCGTTCCCTGGAGGGTAAACTCCCCGTTCGACGTAGCGCAGAACAGGCTATCGCCTAGCGACGCCATCCCTTGAATAGCGTTCACGCCAGGCAGTAGGCGCGCAATTACAACATCGTCCGAACGCGCCGGAACCGATCGGTTGAAATTGGAATAGCGGGTAGGTTGCGACGCGAATACAGCGCCGGGGTTTGTTTGCGTTTGAGCGTACACTAGCCGCGCTTCGTGAAACTCTACCGCGTGCGGATAGTTTGCCGACGCATCAAACGGATTGTAATTCAGCGGCGGCGTTATCGTCAGGTCCGGCGTAATTTCGCCGCCGGCGGGTCCGCCTGGTCCGTCAACAAATGAGAGGGCGGTTGTCCCGCCAATATAACCGAAAACGCCGCCTTCCTCTTTATAGACGTTGTATCGGCTAGCGTCCGCGACGCTCGCCCATGTGATCGTATTTTTATAGGTAGGGTCGGCGGAAAGATCGTTGACGCAATCGTTCGCCGTTCCCGCAATACTTTCCTCGCCCGTTACATCGTTCAGCGCCGTAACCGTGTAATTGTATGTGATCGCGCCGGTTCCAACCGTTGTGGTCGCGGCGATCGAACCTGGCGCGGCCAGCGTTGCAGCGAAGGTTTGCGCCGTAAGCGTCCAGGCCGCGTGTCCGGTTCGCGTGAGCATATAAGGCGCTATGCCTAGATGCGCGATATACGCCTCGTCGTTCGATTGCGCCAGGTCAAGCGAGAACACTTGCGCCGCCGTCGCCTCCGGATCATCGTCCGCCGTGTAAGGCGTTGCCACCTTATGCGCTCGAGCAAATACGCCGCCGGCGGTCCAGGCTCCATAACCCGTTGTGTTTACCGCCGCGCCGTAAAGCGTGGTCAGCTCAAACGTATTGGCCGTTTTGTTGGCGACTAGATAGTATTTGCCGTTTAGCTGCGTCATGCCTCCAAGGCCGGAGGCGTACACCAGGTCGCCGTTGTTCCAACCGTGCGCGTTGATCGTGATTACGCCGGGGTTGGCTTGCGTCGCGCCCGTTACGTTTTTACTTGCCTCGAGGGAGAGCGCGCCATCCTTGATAACGTGGAGCGTGTTATGGCCCCATACGTTGATATAGTTTTGCTCTACGTTGAACTCGAACGCCGTAAGCCTGGCGGCCTTCGTGCTATCCGGAAGCGTGCAAACGTGCTGCGTTCCAGCTCGAGCGGACGCGCCGCCTTGCTTATGCAGGATCACATTGTAAGCGGTTTTCAAACCTACGCCGAATTGCGCCACGTCCGCGCGGGCGTACAATTCCTCGCTCAGCTCCCCGCCGGTAAATGCGTTTTGCGCCAAGCGAAACATAGGCTTTACTCCCGAGCCGAAAGGACGCCGGGGAGGGCGTCGCTATAGTCCTCGATTATATCCTCCGCCGCGTCCGTTCCCCAGGCGGCGGACTTTTCGCTTTCATACTTGCGCGTCGCGAATAGCATTAGCTCCGCGCTAGCCTCGAGCGGTCCGACAAGCTCATAGCCCAAGCGCCAGGCGATCGTACTAATCAGCGCCGGCGAGTAGAGCGTTGTATCCGTGACGCGCGTAAGGATCACGGCGCGCGCGTTCTCGACGTTCGTATAGAGGCCGGCGCTTGTTTGTTCGTATTTGACAGGCTTTTTCGGATTATGCCGCCCGCCCTCGTTCAGTAGATGCCGGACGCGGAGGCAAGTAGGGCGCGTGTATTTATACGCCCAATCGTCCGCGCGATCGTTTGTAGTTTCGGCTAGCGCCTGGAGAACAGTGTTCACTTGCCAGGGAAAATCGGCCAGGACGTAATCGCGGGCGATCGGATAGAGGCGCGCGCATTGCAACGCCTCCGCGCTATCCTCATCAAAGTCCAGGATAGTCCCTTGCTTGATCCGGCCTAGCGCCAGGTTCGCAATATCCGTCTCGCTTGTCATGGCTTAGGCCCTTCGCGGTTACTCGACGTTTTCGGCGCGCTCTTTCGCAAGCGCGGCGCGCGCCTTCTCCCGCTTGTCCGCCGCCGCCTGGCGCTTAAGCGCCGCTTCGCCGTCCGCGTTTTCTTGCGCCGCCATAGCTTGCGCGGCGCGGCTATTCTCTACCGCCTGCGAACGCTGGCGCGCGCTTTGCAGAATACGCGGGATTGACTTGGCGGGGTCCAGCGGCGCGGTTGCAGCGTGCGGCGCGTCGTCTAGGTCAATCATCCAGCGGCCTAGCTTGCCTTCCCAATGGAATACTTCGCCGGCCTTGATAATGCGCGCGCGCGGTTCGCCTACTACTTGGCCGTACCCGTCGCGGATCGCTCGAACGTGCAACATCATATCGCGTCCCTTTTCTTTCCCTGTTGCGGCTTGCGCGGGCGGAGCCTTGGCCCCGCCCGCGCGTCGCTATTCGATCAGCTCACCAGGCGTTAGTAGCCGCCGGTGGGTTGATTGTTGGCGTAGGCGAACCAATCGTCCGGCATCGGGCAGATGCAAGCATTGAGCGCGCCGGCGGTGAAGTTGCCAGCGCCGCCTACGTTGTAATTGAGGCGCGCATGCGCCTCATACGCGCCCGCCGGCAGAGGCATCCAATATTTGTAGCCATCAACCAGGGTCGCCTCCGCGAATTGCGGGAGCGAGAACAGCGTAGTAGCCGAACCGAACGCGGCGAGGGCGTCCGTCTGGAACGAAATGTCCAGCGTACCGTCCTCCGCCGCCGTGTCGAACGTGGTTGTAACTTCGATCAGAACGCCGAGGCCCTGGTTCGCCATTTGGAATTGCGTATTGCTGGCGTGCAATTCCGCAAGTTTGAGGACGTTTTCCGAATTGGCATCCGCCGTAATGGCTTGTTCGGTGGAAAAGTAGAGTTGAGCGTCACGCATGATTGCACCTTGCAAATCAGAGTAAATGGGGAGCGGCGCGGGCTTATCCCGCGCCGCTTAGGCGATCGCCTGTTAGGCGATATGCGCCTCCGTATTCAGGAGGGCGTCAACGCGGCGGATCGGCGTGCCGAGCCACTTAACGACCGGCTTCCCATCGACGTTATCAACCGTGAGGGTGGAGCCGGCGCGTTCCGTCGCGCCCTGGTGCAGAGCCGTGAGAATGTCGCGGTTGCAGTAGATAGCGCCTTTTTCCGGCGTTGACGGCCATTTGTAAGCGGCTTCCGTGAACTTGTCCAAAAGGCGCGTGCGCGCGCTTCCGGAATTGGCGACCAAATCGGATACGTCAATGTTCGCGATGCGAACAACGTATTGCCAATCCGGGATAGCCAAGCCGGCGTCCCACTTCCATTCGTCAACGTAGGCTTGGAACGGGTTGTTATCCGCGTCCAGGGCGTCGCGAAGGCCGAGGTCTTTATGGCGGACGCCTGGCGGCGTTCCCTTCGGGTGAATACCGAAGCAACCACGGCCCCAACCGACGAAATAGACGGACGTATTGTCCGAGCCGGAGCCAAGGCCATCGACCACGTTTTGCGAATTGTTAAGGCCGGTGTCGGCGGAGCAGTATTCCGCAAAGCCGGCGAAGCCTTCGCCATCATCCGAGCCGTACATGAGACGATACGCGAAGTCTCGCGCCATTTGCTCGAAATGGCCTTCCGCATTGTTCATGCGAGCGCCGGCCAGGTCGCCGCCGAGGTTCGCCAAATCCTCGTCAATTTCCGAGCGCCGCGCCAGTTGGTGCGTCTCGAACGTAACTTTCGAGACGGAGCCTTTGCTGGTCGCTACACCTTGGTTGAACTTACGGAAGGCGGTAGCCGCCATGCCGGTTTCGATCGTCGCTTGGTGTCCGGTTGGAAGGTTGCCTTCCATCCAGAGCATATCGTCGATGATCTCGTTCGTTTGTTTCAGGATGCGCGTAATTTTCGCCGCGCCGCCGTCAGGATCGCGCGAAGCGAAGTAGTCCGCCAGGTTATAGCGGGTTCCGAGAGTAGCCATTGTGTGAGCCTTTCATGGGCTGATAGGGTTTTAGACGGCGGTTTTGTTTCCGCCGTCCGGCCAAAGAACGTCAGCGTCGCGCTTGCCGGCATTGCTGGCCGTCGCGTCGCCTTTGTGGAGCGGGGTATCCTCGCGTAGCGGTGTTCCGGCGCGGAAACAGAAGCGGATAAATGCGGGGTGATTACCGAGCTGGAAGCGCTCGAGCACTTCGCGCAATTCCGCGTCGCCGTACTTGTCAACCGCCAGCTTAGCGACGGACAGGTTCGCGGCGACTTTTTCGTTGCTTCCGCCCACGTCTGGATCGGACATTACCTTTCTGACCCATTCGTCCGTTTCAGCCTTGAACGCCGCGTCTTTTGCTGCGTCATGGGCTTCCAGGTGGCGGGCCATTTCCAAACCGAAAAGATTAACAAGCGATTGAGCTTTTGCCTGCGAAAGACTTAATTCTTTCGCCAGCGTCGAAAATGCTTCGACGCCTTCCGCCTGTAGCTCCATCCCTTCGGGCGCTACGAACTGATACGTTTCTGGAGCCGCGTCCGCGTCGGGCTGGCCGCCCGCGTCCTTGTCCTCTACCGTTTCAGCACCATCCGCAGCGGGCGCGTTAGCGTCCGGCGCGGGGGTTTCGTCCGCCGTCGCGTTATCCGCGCCTGGCGTTGTGTCCTTTGCCGGCGTATCTGCCGCCGCCGGCGTATCGTTAGCTGGCGTCTCCGTCGCCGGCGTCGGCGTCGGCGTCTGTGCCGTGTCCATATTCAGCATTACGGTTGCGCTCTGTTGCTCGTTCATTGCCCATTGCCCTTACAAACGCTTCCTTTTGCATCAATAGGAAGCCATCAATCGAAACCGTTTGGATCGCCACTAACAGGCGGTTCGCGCGGTTGCGTTCACCTTCGCGGAAAAATGTAAGGGAGGGGGAGGTCACGTCCGCAGACATTCGGAATAGCCCCGCGCCTTCCAGCTCTTGCCACAGGAACGCGCGGCCTTGCGGCGTCGCTAGGCAATCGCGCAAACCGCGCTCAGCCAATTGCACGCCCAGGGGGCGCTTATCTTTCTTGTCAGCCATGATCCGCCCTTGCCTTGCCTAGTATCCCGCCGCCGCTTCCTCGACTTCCTGGAGCGCCGTCCGACCGCTTGCCGATCGCGTCCGCGACAATAGCTCAGCGCCGGATGCGATTTGCTGAATAGCTTGCGGTCCGTTCGCGGCGATCGCCTCTTTATCCTGGCGCGCCTGGCGTGCGCGGCGGAGCTTGGCTACGTCCTCGTCCGATCGGAGCATGGACGCCGGCGCGTTCGTCAGGTCCGCGTATTCGTCAATGGCCGCATCGGTGTTTAGTTTGTCGCCGGCTTCCGGGAAGCTCCGCGCCATAGAGCCAATAAGCGCAATCGTGCGCTCGAGGCTCATAATGCCTTGCGCCTTTTGCGCCAGCGCCAGCGGACCTACGAAAACCGTCTTGACGTTTTTACCGGACAGGATCGCCGGCGGCGGCGGGAGCGCGCCCTTGCGGACAGCGATATTCCAAATCCGATCAATCAATACCTCGAGGAACCCCGTTTCAAAGCCTTCGACGCCGGAGCCTAATTGCTGGAGCTTTTCGTCCTTACGCTCCATAATCTCGAGCTGATTACGCGGCTGGACGCCATCCATTTGCGAGATAGCGAACAGCAGATCGTTATAGAAAATCTGGCGGATATTCGCCTCGAGTTGCTGAATATCCCGCATTTGCAGCTCTAGGCGCGGATCGTACTTTTCATAGACCGATCGGAATACCTGGCCGTCCGTACTATCCAGATAGTTGATAGCTTGCGGCAACAGGTTCGCGCCGGCGTTTTTCAGCGAAGCGGGTGCGATCATCGGCGGGATAGTGACGCGCTCTTTCCCTTGTTCCTTGCGGATAATGGCTTGCTTAAGTTGCTTTGCTTCCGGGAGGGCGTCCATGCCAAGCGATCGCCCGTAGGCGTCGCCGCCGCTTACGCTCCAGCGCGGGATAAGAAGCGGGTTTTCGCTATAGCCTTCGATCCGGAGGAACCGGCCTTCGTCCGCCTGGCCGCAGTTGGCTTCCCAATACAGGGAGCGGAACGGCTTATCGCCGGCCTTCGCGTCGCGGTTCGGTTCGATCAAATGGCAAACGTCAATGGTTTGCGCGAACTCTTTATTCCGGTGCTTGTCGCGGACGGCTAGCGAACAATTCTCCAATCCGAATTGCTCGACTAATTGCTCTACCGTGCAAGTGTAGTCGCGGCCAAGCGTAGTAGGGCGTCCGTACATATCGCACGCCACAACATATTCCCCGATCGTCAAGGTTTCGATCCGGAATAGCTTTTCGAAGTCCTCGAGGATCACGGACGCGGACGTTCCGAATACGGCCAGCTCGAGGTAAATCTCCGGCAGGACCTGATAGAGGTTGCTACTATCCATCCATTGCATAATCAGGCGTTCGCAATCGGACAGCCAAACGCGGACGGCCTGAATATTCGCCAGGCTACGGTC